TCCTGATGTAAATAATTATATCTTAACAAGAGGACCATATGGCAACAAGAAAACCCAAAGCAACTAAAGAAGAAAAAACAGTACCAGTAGAAAAGGTACAAGAAATTGCTGCTCAGGCAGCGGCTGAGCAAGCACAACAAGCTCCAGCAGACCAAGCACCGCAAGCTGGTCAAGTACAAGTAAATGTAGATTTCTTGCGTACAACCAAAGTGCATATCGCTATGCCTTGTTATGGTGGTATGTTGACTGAATCAACATTTATGAGTTTCATCAAGTGGGCTAACACAGCCCGTCAATTGAACATTGACTGGACATTGGAAACAATGGTCAACGAAAGTCTTATCAGTCGTGCCCGTAACACACTAACTGCTAAATTCTTAGCTATGCCAGATGCAACACACTTGTTCTTTGTTGACGCTGACATTGGTTGGGAGCCATGGCATCTATTAGTTCTATTGAACCGTGACGTTGATGTTATCGGTGGATTGTACCCAATGAAAACTATGCCAATCAAGTGGGTAGTTAACGGATTTGAAGGTGCAGAAGAAGGACCTGATGGATTGCAAGAAGTATCTAAAGCAGGTACAGGTTTCTTGTTAATGAAGAAACATGTATTTGAGAAATTGAATACTCACCCTGCTGTCAAGCAATACAAGAACGACATTGGTCTTGATCCAAAGTATGACCAACACTTGAAAACATATTTTGACACAGCAGTTCGTCAAAATCGTTACTATAGCGAAGATTGGACATTCTGTGAAAACTGGCGTGACTTAGGTGGACGCATCTGGATGGACAAGCGTGTTCTATTGCGTCACAGTGGTAGTTATGTTTTCTGTATGGAAAATCAAGAACATCTACTTAAGACAGTTGGACCAATGTTCTTGCAACAACAACAAAGTCTGGGAATGAAATTAGTTGACAAAGACGGCAACGAAATTAAAAATATCACAGTACAATAAAAAAGCCCCGAAAGGGGCTTTTTTAATATAAAACTAAATACATATATGAGTTGGTTTAGACATAAAACTCCAAAAAAATATCCTCCGCTTCCAGACCCTAAAGATGAACCTAAAAGAACTTAATAGTTTTAAACTAAGTGATGCAGTAACATTCCACGACAAACTTAACCCTAAGTTATGGAATGGTACTAAATTGCGCCCAGATGTTAGAGACCAACTCATGCTGATAGCGGCAGATTTTTTAGAAGAATTAGGTGTAAACGATTTAGATGTAAAAGATATAACAGTTTCAGGCAGTAACGCAGCATACAGCTACACAAAGCATAGTGATTTAGATTTACATATATTAGTAGACATGGGTAATTTACCTGTAGATGAAGTATATAGAGAATTATTTACCGCTAAGAAAACGATATACAATGACACACATGATATAAAGATTAACACTATTCCAGTAGAATTATATGTACAGGATAGTAGACAACCTGTAGTAAGTTTAGGTGAATATAGTGTAATGAATGACCAGTGGATAAAAATACCCACTAAGCGTAGAAGTGATTTTGACCAAACCGCCACCAAAAGTAAGTATGAAAAGTTATTAAGTTTAATAGAGATAGCCCTCAAGTCAAAGAAGTATAGTAAAGTAAAACATATAATAGACACAATCAAAAGATATAGACAAGCAGGTTTAGATAAAGGTGGTGAGTTTGGTCCTGAGAATTTAGCATATAAGATGTTGCGTAGTCAAGGATATATTACAAAACTATATGAGTTAAGAGACAAGTTACATAGTGAGAAGTTATCGTTTGAAACGATGTATCAGGATGTAGAAGAAAATTACACCATGCAATTTGCAGCAGAAAAAACTC